GGTGTAATTGATGTATACAATCTTAATAATCGACGAGTAGCAGAACTTGCACTACAACACGGATTAAGATACAGCGATAGACTTCACCTCCCGCTGTTTGGCAATAACTGGGGAACATAATGTTTGGAAATTTTATAAAAAAAGTATTTGGTGGAGAAAATCCTCATACAAAACATCAACAAGAAGTACAAGACGCAATTAAAGCTAAACAAAAAGCTAAACCTAAAGCTAAGGCTACGCCAAAAGCTAAGGTAATCGAAAAAGCACCACTAACTGATAAAGAAAAAGCAAATTTAAAACATGAACCATGGGTTGATGTAATTGGGTTTAGAGTTAATCCAGACAATGTTAGAAACGGATTCTTTGAAATTGACTGGAATGACTTCTGGATTGAAAAATTAAAAGAAGAAGGATACGGCTTTGACGGTGATCCTGAAGATGAAATTGTAGGTCGTTGGTATCGAGATATATGTTATAATGCTGCAGCAGCAGAAGGCATTGATATTTCAGATCAAGATTTTGGAATCCTTAAAGTTAACAAATCATAATAGAGGGCATATGGCATTTATTGAAGTAGACACAGCAAACCTTTTTTCTAGAGCACGTCATTCTGTAAAAGGAAGTGACGATATTAAACTCGGAATGGCATTACATATTATGTTTAACGGAATTAAGAAGACGTGGAACGATTTTGACGGGCATCATGTTGTGTTTTGTTTAGAAGGACGGAGTTGGCGTAAAGACTTTTACGAGCCTTATAAGAAAAATCGTGCAGTAACTCGTGCTGCAATGACCGTTAGAGAGCAAGAAGAAGATAAAATATTTTGGGAGGCATTTAATGAGTTTTGTGAGTTTGTACGTGACAAAACTAACTGTACCGTATTACAACATTCACGGTTAGAAGCTGATGATTTAATTGCCGGATTTATTCAACTGCACCCAAATGATAAACATATCATTTTTAGTACCGATACTGACTTTCAACAACTAATTAGTCCTACAGTTAGTCAGTATAACGGTGTTGCTGATCATCATATTACCCACAAAGGGTACTTTGATGCTAAAGGCAAACCTATTAAAGATAAGAAAACAGGCGAAAACAAGTTACCATTTGATCCAGAATGGATGTTATTTGAAAAATGTATACGCGGCGACACTAGTGACAATGTTTTTTCCGCATATCCTGGGGCTAGAACCAAAGGCACTACAAAAAAAGTAGGGTTAACTGAAGCATTTGAAGATAGACACTCAAAAGGGTATTCATGGAACAACTTTTTGTTACAACGATGGACTGACCATAATGGAAAAGAACATCGAGTAATGGATGATTACGAACGTAATAGAACATTGATCGATTTAACACAACAGCCCGACGATATTCGTAAAATCATTGTAGACACAATTACTAACAATGCCAAACCTAAAGAGATTTCACAAGTAGGTGTACGCATGATGAAGTTTTGTCAATCTTATGATATGAAACGTATTGTTGATAGCATACAACAATACAGTATTCCTTTCCAAGCTAACTATTCAAAACAATAATATGAAAAAAATTACAATACTTAAAGAAGAACTTCAAGAGATTTTACAAGTTTTAGAAAAATTTCCAGAAGTAAATAAAATTGATCTAGCATATGATAACAATAACGGAATTGGTTACATATTAACTATGTCATTTCCATATGTAGTAAACAACGTTGCTACTACACAAACTGTTGAGATATCTGGTGTAGATCAATGGTAGAAACCGAGCTACACGCAAAACCTATTATAGATGGTAAATTTTGGATCGTTGAACAAGACGGTTTAAAAATTGCTACGTTACATAAGAAAGAAAACCAATATATACTAAGCAGTAATAACAACGAAGTGATGTTTAATAAAAAAGAAGAACTTACTACACAGTTTGGCCCTAATTTCTTCTTATCTAACAGTAATATAAAAGTTTCTAATGTCGAAACTAACGAGTGCTACGGATTTCCAACAAGTTGTAAACCATATAATGCAGTTTACGATGTTAGACGTAAATTACCGTTATTTACTAAGAGTGATCAAAGTAAAAGTTTATACTGTGCAGGTTATTACACTATTAAATTTGAAAAAGGATGGGTTAAAAGCTTCTGTCCTAAAGTGATCACAATAGAACGAAACGACCACAAAGGACCGTTTAAAACGGAAATTGAAATGAAACTGGTACTATCAAATGCGAAATCAGATTAACATTACACCAATTACACAATTTACTCAATTGTTACGTGCAACTGAGTTATCTCAGCAAAAAGAAGTAAAAATGCCTATTCAACAAGCTAGATTGCTTAATTTAGCACTAACAGAATTATTAGATCAGATTAATCGTGATTACGGTGAACTGTTAGAGGCATTAAAACAGCAACAAGGCAGCGAAGTTATTACAGTTAACCTTGATGGTGGGTTTTTTGGTGAAGAAAAGTAGATAAATATACGTAGTTAATAGGAGGACCGCATGTCGAGACCCAAACCGCGTGTAATTTTAGAATACACTGATCCAAATACAAATCAAACAGACCAAATTTTAGAAGCTGATGCCATCTGGGCAGTATACTATCGTAATGAACCGATCAATTTAAAAAACATTTCTAGTAATAATAGTTACAAGTATAAAAAAACCAGCTTCTCAAATGAAGGCCATGCACACAACTTAGCTAAAAAACTAAACACTACATTTAATTGTAGCGATTTTGCAGTTCTAAAGCTATCTAAAGGAGTTATTGTGCGATGATTACGCAAACTGCATTAACAAAAATCTTTTTAGATCAATGGGGCAAGAGTTATGACGACGCTAATGTAACATTATACTCACGTAAATGGTGGCAATCTGTTCGAACAGAAAAACCTAATGCACTACGGTTGTCCGATGATGGATTTGAGTTTCTAACTAATACATTAGAACTTAAAGCATACGAGATTCCATTTACAGATACAATAGAGCTTAGTCCGCAGACTATTATATTTTTAGAAAGATATCTCGATTGCCCTTATTACTTAACATACAAAAGTATAACAGTGTTTAATGAAAGAAAAGGATTTGAACTTTACTTTTTCTCAGACGACATTCGCAAATATGGTCTTTTAAAAGCAATGAAAGATAGGAAAAACAACTTGTAAAAACTATTTGACATTTATTAAAAATACTGTATAATATGCTACATAGTTAGTTAGCAACGCAGCAATTACACAGCTTACTTATTATATTAACTTTCTTTTTTAACTCACCATGAGGAATTACAATATGAGCAATGAAATCACTTCACGTACAGTCGGTCCTAAAAATGCTAAAAAATGCTTACGTAAAGCGTTTAAAAGCAAACGTCCAATCTTTATTTGGGGTCCTCCAGGTATTGGTAAATCGGACATTATTAAACAATTAGGCGGCGAGTTAGACGCTCATGTAATCGACGTTCGTTTAAGTTTGTGGGAACCAACAGATATCAAAGGTATTCCATACTTTGACTCAGTAGACCAAACAATGGTATGGGCTCCACCGTCAGAACTTCCTAGCAAAGCATTTGCTGCGAAACATAAAAGCATTATTTTGTTTTTAGATGAAATGAATTCTGCTGCTCCTAGTGTCCAAGCTGCTGCGTATCAGCTTATTTTAAATCGTCGCGTGGGCCAATATGAGTTGCCAGATAACGTTGTTATTGTTGCTGCTGGTAACAGAGAAACAGACAAAGGTGTTACTTATCGTATGCCTGCGCCACTTGCTAACAGATTTGTGCATTTAGAAATGGCCGTTGACTGGGATGATTACTTTGACTGGGCTACAGAAAACAACATTCATCCTGATGTAGTTGGTTTCTTAACAGCAAGCAAACAAGACTTGTACACATTTGATACTAAATCAAGTTCACGTGCATTTGCTACTCCGCGTTCATGGAGCTTTGTAAGTGAATTGATTGAAGATAACGATGTCGACGCTGACACATTAGCTGACTTAGTTGCAGGTTCGATTGGTGAGGGACTTGGTATTAAGTTTATGGCACATAGACAATTTGCAAGTAAATTGCCTGATCCACGCGCAGTACTTGATGGCAAAGTTACAAAATGCGAAACTAAAGAGATTTCAGCTATGTACTCTTTAACAATTAGCTTATGCTATGAGTTAAAAGAACTTGCAAGTAAAAAACAGCCTAACTGGAATGATCAAGTTAACAACTACTTCTTATTTATGATGAACAATTTTGAAACAGAAATTGCAATTATGGGTACTAAACTTGCGTTATGCCAATACAAGTTACCATTAGAGCCAGATGAAATTGCATGCTTTGATGACTTCCATAGCAAATATGGAAAATACATTACGGCTGCTAGCGGTCAGTAATATCAAAGCAGTTGACACCGCCGCAAGGCGGTGTTATACTTTACACTTACTAACAAATTTAAGGAGTAATTCATGGCATTAGATACAATCGTAGACAAAATTATCGTAGCTCGCGTAGGTTTATTATTACGGCATCCATTCTTTGGTAACATGGCTACTCGTTTAAAAATTGTAGATGGTACAGACTGGTGTCCAACTGCTGCTACTGATGGTCGTTCTATTTTTTATAATCGTCAGTTCTTTGAACCGTTAACAGTAAAACAAATTGAGTTTGTTATTGGTCATGAAATTCTCCATAACGTATTTGATCATATGTCACGTAGAGATGGTCGTAATCCTAAAATTTTTAACATTGCTTGTGACTATAATGTTAATGGTCAAATGGTTCGTGATAAAATTGGTGAGCCGCCTCCTGCTATTAAAATCTTTCATAATCCAGAGTATTACGGTATGGGTTCTGAAGAAATTTATGACAAACTAATGGACGAGTTTGACGAAGACTCACTTAGCAAATTAGGTCAAATGTTAGACGAACACATTGATTGGGAAAGTGATCCTAATGGTAATGGTCGTCCGCAATATTCACGTGAAGAACTTAAACAGATTCGCGATGAAATTCGTGAAGCTACAATGGCTGCTGCTCAAGCTGCCGGAGCCGGCAATACGCCTGCTAGTGTTTCACGTATGATTAAAGAGCTTACCGAACCTAAAATGAATTGGCGTGAGATTTTACGTCAGCAAATTCAAAGTACTATCCGCAACGACTTTTCGTTTATACGTCCTAATAGAAAAGGCTGGCACATGAATGCTATTTTGCCTGGTACTAACTATGATGAAACAATTGATATTTGTGTTGCAATTGATATGTCAGGTTCAATTAGTAACGAGCAAGCTAGAGATTTCTTAAGTGAGATTAAAGGCATTATGCAAGAGTATCAAGAGTTTACTATTAAGCTATGGTGTTTTGATACGCAAGTGTATAACGAAGCTAATTACAATGCGTATACTATTACAGAGTTTGATGAATATGAACCAAAAGGCGGTGGTGGCACTGAATTTGATGTTAACTGGGATTACATGAAAGAACATGATATTCAACCTAAAAAGTTTATTATGTTTACAGATGGGTATCCATGGGGCTCATGGGGTGACGAAGGATACTGTGACACAGTGTTTATTATCCACGGTACTGACAAAATTGTGCCACCATGGGGTGAATTTGCTTACTACGAGCTTACTAAGGAAGCCGCATAATGGCACTAAAAAATGGAAAACCAAATCCATTAAATTACTTTAACATGCGTAGGGTAGGCTTTGCCTGCCCGCATTTTAAATACTTTACTATCAATAGATTTAATCCAACATTAATCAGATCTATAGATGATTGGATTTCAAAAAATTTAAATAATCGATATTACATAGACAAAGGAATTTCGTTAGACTCATCTAATTCCATTGTTTATAACATTACTATCGGGTTTGAGTCTGAAAAAGAACTTAGCTTTTTCACAATTGCATGCCCTGAACTTAACTCAAGATAATTACATTTATTACAGAAGGAAATATTATGACAGAAAACGTAGAACAACACGCAGATGAAACTGCAAATACTGAACAAGGTTCAGATTTAACAATTAATGATTTAAACGCACTAAAAACTATTATTGATATTGCTAGTTCACGCGGTGCATTTAAACCTACAGAAATGGTAGCAGTTGGGCAAACATACACTAAACTATCGACATTTTTAGATATTGTTGCTAAACAAGCCGAAGCAACTGCCGGAGCTCAATAATGGCTGAACTTAAACACGTTGGCAGAGTAATAGGTACCGGTAGAAAATGTGTTGTTGCATATCGAACATTACCAGGCGACGCTTATAATTGTTTAATAGTACAAACTGAAAACTTACCTGATAGTTATCACGATGCAATTATTTCTTTAGTAGAAAGCAATGCAGGACAAGCGTCTTACGAGTTTGCCGAAGCATTAGCACGTACTAATTTTCCAGATGGGTATGTGATGTTAACTGCATTACATGCTCAAAATAAACTAATCAAGATTTCAACTGATCAAGTTGAAATGTTACCAACCCACGCAGTATCAATTAAATTATCCGAATTAAATCAGATTATTGCAGAACAGCGAGGCACAACTGTTGACGAATTATCACTTAAATCGCCAACTAAAATTGAACCACCTCAAGATACAAAAAAAGAAACTAAAGCAGAAGATTCTAAATCAGCACTTGTTGAGCTTTTAACACCCGAGCAAAAAGCTAAACACTATCGTTCAGAAGCAGATCGCTTATCAAAAGAAGCTGCTGCATTGCGTAGACAAGCCGAGGAGTTAGTGCCTACAGTTAAAAAAGGCAAAACTGAATCAGTAGTTGAAGAAGTAGTAACTACTAAAAAGGTAGCTAAGGCCAAAGTTGACCATACAGAAAAAGCCGCTTCCTAAGGACGTAATTGCAGTTTGGCCAGAGATATTAGAAGAGGTATCACTTAACACGATACCTCTTTTTTATTTGCACTCTGTAATTGTTAATTTTAAAGATAGCAAGTCTTGGGAAATAAAATTAACTGCAAAGATAAAAAAAGAAGGATGGACTAGTTTCCAATTGAGTTTGTCCGACTTACTTAATTCATATGAAGATCAAATAGACGATGTTGATTTTAAAATTGATGCAGTTAAAATTAAAAAAGATGTAGAAAAACTAACAACTAAATTTTTAAAGAAAAAGAAATTATGAACATTAAATTAGTATCGTATTCTCAACCAACTGAAGAATTTGCCGAATTAGGAATTACTGATGCACAAGAACTTATCGCATTTTGCGCTAGAGTAAGTAATCCGTCAAATCAGTTTAATACAGACACTTCAGAAAAATTAATCAATTACTTAATTAAAAATAAACATTGGTCACCACTTGAAATGGTCAATGTATGTTTAGAAGTAAATACCACACGCGATATTGCTCGTCAATTATTACGTCATGCGTCATTTAGATTCCAAGAATTTAGTCAACGCTATGCAGATCCAACAAATGATCTGTCTTTTGAAATACGCGATGCTAGATTTCAAGATCCTAAAAATCGTCAAAATTCAATTACAATTAATACTGCAGAAGAAGAGGCAATTAAT